GTTCCATTTACCGTCAAAGAACAATCAGTCCCTTCAGCAACCTTGGCCAAAGTGTCACCAACCCATAAACTTGCATTTTTTCCTGCTGTAGCCATTTTAAAATTCCTCCTTTAATTAATATTGAAAAACAAAATCTTCGTCCCGATAAAATTCCACCGCGCCATCCGCTCTTTTATACGATGCATCGCGGCGACCATCATGTAATATCGCTTGCACATTTACCCCGCCAGTTCCACCCATTATTCCAGAGTAATCCTTTAACGCCAATCTAACCTGTTTTGCCACGTTGATTGAATCGATTTTGGTAAGACCGGCGCTAGTAAATTGGAAGGTGTCTTCGGCAAATCCAGATTGTGTGATGAAACATTCATCGTCTTCACCATGAACCAAAAAAAACGAGACATAAGGAAATGTGACCTTTTCGGGAACTGCGCCAGCAACAAAAATCCGGCTACTGACAAGCGCAGTTAAGCCGGAATAAGTTAATAAGTATGTAATTATTGCTACATCAATTTCCAATGGCATCAACTCCCTTCGTTGCCGCTGCCAAAAATTTTCTGCAATTCTTGTTTATAAATTTTTCTTACCTTATACTTCTTTGCTTTGATAGCCGGACGCGCGAAAGGGTATGCTTTGACGCGATTCTCTGCCGCTTTGCTTTCTGAATGTTTGCGTTTTCCGATTCTGTCCCGGCCTTGATACGGAAAAGCATGACCGTATTCAACCGAATTAGCAATAATTGCCTGTTCCTTTGTTGCGCCAAGCGTCCCAATATGTGCCACCGCATAAGTTTTTCCGACACCGTCGATTTTTGATTTTATACTATTTTCAAGCTCACCAGTAATCCATTCAGGATAAGGCTTGCCCTTACCGATGTTATCCCACATTTCTTCGAGAATAACTTTAGAACCACGCTTTGCCGCCGCTTCATTGGCTTTACTGACTTTCTCGCCATATTTACGAAGGTTTTTAAATACTTCCTTTGTGCCTTCAAGTTTTATTGAAGATTGCATTACTCTACCTTCTTTACATGCAGTTCAGTCCAAGACTTCTTGATATCATGAATTACTGCGGTTATTTGATAAATCTGTCCGTCATATGGAACCCGCATCAATTCAGTAATATCATGGTTATAACGAATTTTGATTATGCCCGATAATTCGGCATTGAGCTTTTTGGCTCCCCAAAATTCACGGCCTTGGTTAATCATGACTTCAGCCCAAACCGTTACAAAATCAGCCCACGTTTTAACCTCTTCATTTAAATCATTGTAAGTGACGGTATAATTTTGAACGGTAATTCTATCTCGTAAACTTCCTATATTCATAATGTACTCACCCGGTTCAGCCCCAATAAAATATTAACTGCTTTTGGCAAATCACTTCCGTCTCGATTTTCAAAATTATAAGCAACCCAAATTTTTAAAGCTGTTTTAGTCATTTCAGGAACTGCCGCCGCCAAGCCGTATCCACAAACAAACTCGACGCAAACGCCATTAGCCGCTTGTAAATCATCTGACGGCCATTGATAATCATCGTTTAAAACAATTTTCCCTACATAATCAGTTGTATCGACAATATAATTTGATGAAGCAAAAGCGGTTTCTACGCCGTCGTCTGGATAATATTTAACGCTTGTAACGGATTGTAAACCCGCTTTTAACCGAATTGGCATACAATCATGAAGGGGAAAATCATCAAGCCATAATTCCCAAGTTTGGGTTATTAGCGGTCTGTTTTGGTAATCTTCAGCATAATTTCGGGCGGCAACAATTAAAGAATTTAACACGTCATCTTCGTCCGTCCCGGTAATACGCAAAAAATCTTTAACTTCGGTAAGCGTAATCGGTTCGACGGTTGGGGCAGTTTTCAGAACAAATTTTGGATTAAGTTTTTTTCGCATTTTATCGCCACCTAAACAATTTCATTGCGCGTTGTGCCAATTGTGAAATATAAATGCGTCCCATCAAATTCAAAAATTCCATTGGCATAACCAGCCGCAACAGTTTCAGCAGGAAGCAATGACGCCGAACGTAGTTTAATAGAACCCATATCAAATGGAATAGGCCCAAGTCCGCCATTTAGTGTTGATGCACCGCCCGTTCCTGTATTTGCATAACCAATTGCAAAATAGGCAATTGCTCCAATTCCAGTAATAACTGGGCTTGAAGTGGTATTTATTACAATACTGGAAAAAACGCTTGGCGTTGCATTGACTGAGTTGTGAACAAAAACCGGGATACCGTTTGCCTCGACGCTTACCATCGAAATTGTTGCCCTTGAAGTATCGGCAGTTACAACCTGACCTTTTATTACATCCATAGTATGAGTAAATACAATTGCACCACCTAAATAAATGCAAACGTTTGCTGAGGTATCAATTAGTTGGAAAGTCACGCCAGCGGCAATAAAGCTTCCCGCGCATCCGGCAACACAATTTAGCGCTTTGGCTGAAGTTGATATATATACAGTCACGTTGCCGTCAGTAATTGAAATTTTGCTATTTGAATTGGTATTAGAATAATTTATTGCGTCGCCGCCTCCGGACAACGATTCAAAATTACACATTAACGCTTGAAAATTTTGAACAGTAGTTCCGTCAAAATCAAGAACATAACCAGAAGAGCTTTGAAAAACAATTTTTTCAACATAGACAGTTCCAGTTATATTCATTGTGATAGTTCCGCGAACATAAACCGAATATTTAGATGGAGCCACAAGATTGACTCCGGCTTTCATGGTCAAGTTTTCAATATACGTTCCGGGAAAAATAAAAATGGTAGTCCCAGAACTTGCTGCAGAAATCGCCGCTTGGATAGTTAGATATGGCTTTCCGGCGCTTCCGTTGCCAGAGGTATCATTCCCGTTTTTACCGGTGTAAAGATATTTGGTCGGTTGAATTGGAGGGCTAATTGACTCTATTAATGCAATATCTTTATATTTCATCACATCAGCCCCCAAGCAGAACCATTCCATAAATAAAAATCTTTAGTATCAGTTTCATAAAAAGTAGAACCGACATTATATTCTTTCAATGTCGGTTTTGTATCAGTAGATTCGCCGATAAAATCTTTAACTGATGTTTCATTAACTAAGAGAGCCATTTTCAATCCCTCTTTTCTTTTAATAGAGGGTGAAATTAATCCACCCTCTTAAGTTTTTTTATTCATTTTATTCCTCCTTGAATATTAGAGTGAAATTAATCCGTATTATAACCATTCCATTGTAACCGTAAGTGTAGCCCCGGCGTAATTCGTTCCATCCCCGGAAGCAAATTTAGTGCAAAGAGCGTCGCCAGCCGTTAAAGTACCTGCTGCGGTAGTTACCGCTGCGCTGGTTACTGGAGTGTTAGCAGTACTATTAAGAATAAAAGCAGTCCCTAAAGTAACATCACCAGCCCCTGGCGCTTCCCCAGTAGTCAACTTTTCAATTGTCATGGTGTCTGCAGCATCACAAACCGTTATATGCCGTTCATAAGCCGATACAATTTTGCAAGCGGCTGGAGCTATAAAGAACGGTTGTCCAACCGTAGCTGCTGCGAAATTATAAAGGTTAACGACAAATCGTTCGCCTGCGATATGTTGACCAGTTCCTAATTCAACATCACCGTCATTGTCAATTGTTAAAATATCGCTACCTGTTGATTTTGAAAAAAACTTTAAAACCCCGCTAGACCATTTAGAACCTACATTGGTAATACTCATTTTGTCTCATCCTTTCCACCGCTTTTAGCAGCACCCTTTCGGGCAGAAATTTTGTTGGCAATTCCGCGATCAATTAAATTTTGTCCGGTTACATCATCAATTGAAAGAGAGGTGCCAAAATCGGCACCTCCCCAGTTTTCTAATAATTTAATTTTCATAGCATTTATTCTATAGCCGTAGCTGATTGATCTTCGGCATACCGGGAACCGCTTAAAATAGCTACCGCGCTAACCAAAGTTGCCCCGCCAGGTACGGACCATTTAAGAATTAAATTTGGATAGCCATCGGACAGTTGGGCGGAATCAATT